CGCCTTTTAGTGGGATAAATTGCATTTCTGCGCTATGCTTCATTTTTAAAGCTAGTTGATCTCGCCTTTGCGTTAATAGCCTAATATTTTTTTCTTCTCGCGCAAATCCAGCGGCTACTTCATCAGCACCCATCTGCGCGCCCATAAGATTTCCAAATAATAAAATATCTGTCTCTGATGGGTTTAGCATTCTACGATAATTTTCTAAAATCTCCATATGCTTTATGAGTGCATTGTTCGCTTTATCTATTTCTTTCGGGGCTGGCATAGAAATTAAACCAATGTTTTCTGCAAGTTCTTTTGCTCTTTTAACCCCCTCTTTCATTGCGTTTATTATTTTTGTAATTGCTGGCAATACGACAGCACCCAGTGAGCCAGCTAGTTCAGAAAATTCAGCTTTTAATCCACGCATAGAGTTTGCATAACTACCTGATGTTCTTGCCGCATCGCCTTGAGCATCAGCAACACCTTTTGTAATTAGGTTTAATCTAGCTTGTACCTTTTGTGCGTTTGTAGCGGCTTTATTTCCGCCCTCTATGCCCATTGTCATTAGCTCTTGATTTAATGTAGCCTCTGAAATTACAACACCAAACCTACGAACTGTTTCGTGATTGCCAACTAATGCACTTTGAAAAGCTTTAATTGTGTCAGTATCACTAGCATTGTTAAATGATGCTGTATCTACTGCTAATTTTGTTAATTCTACAGATAGTTTAGCCGCTTCACCACGCGCAAAGCCCATAGGGACAAAGGTATCTTGAACAGTTGAGGCCATTCCCTCTAATTCATGTGAAGAACGACCAACCGCATCACCAAATGCTGTAAGCTCTTTTACAACGCCATCTCTAAATTTACCGAAAACAACGCTGGATTTGCCCTGCATTTCCTCAATGTCAGAAGCAAGGTTGACCATAGCCTTACCAGCAATAAACCCTTGCCTAACTATAACCGCCGCTACTGCAATTTTCATTGCACTGCCAAGTTTTTTAAAAGCACCTGACATTTTGTTGCTTGATTTGCTTACATCAGCCTCAACACGCCTTAAAGCGCGCCTCATGTCTTTCATGTCGGCTTCTATTCGAACTACAAGGGTATCTACTGTTGTTGCCATTAGTCGGGATTAAGCTCCATTAGTTCATCAAGTTCACTTTTACTTAGAGCCGACGGTTGACCCCCTGAGTGAAACTCTGCAAATCCATTAAGTGCGGCATTGAACTCTATCATACTCATGTTCCAGAAACTGTCTGGCGACATTTGCATTTTCCCTAGACCTATTTCCATATACATAGTCCAAGGAAAGTTGTCCGATGCTACACCTCCGCCTCCTTTACGTTTCCCTCATCGTCTCCGCCACCAAGAGCTTGACCCATAACCTCTGCAACTGCTTTCATTGCATCAGCTAAACCAGCATCCCAAACGGCCTTCTGAACATCCTTAATTTGGATGTCATTTCCACCAGAACGAATAATGGGTAATAATATATTACATATTTCAGTAGTGGTTAAGTCACCATCTGAAAGTTTGTTAAGTACCTTAACAATTCCACAACCACAGGCGCTTTCTATTCTAGCTATCCCGTCCATCGTCACTTTTGCTTTGTACTTCTGCTGACCCAGATTTATTTCCAGTTCGCCGCGCTTTGGGTTTGTCATTCTTGACCTCCTTTATTTTAATTGTAAGCGTTTCGCCCCTACCATGTAGGTCTGATACTTCATCAGCCTGATATGTCACCCCATCAGCCTTGAAGCTGTCACCAACCTCAAGACCTGATGCATAAGGTGCGGAGAAAAACATATTTTGACGATGGCCAGAATAAGTAACACCATCTATTTCGATAACTGTATTAATCCAAGCCATTGTCTATTCCTTATGCTGTTGTGAACGTTGAAGCTCCAGAACTCTCTAATGAGACTGAATAAGTTACTTCACCATTATATTCCCCTGCATACTCAAGGGATGTAACTACAAACTTGCCTTGGTATGTTCCAAAATCTGGTATAATTACCTCAAAGTTTGGAATGTCAGAGCCGCCAAATGCACTCCTAAGAGTAGCTTCAGAAGCCGCGTCTGTAAAAACACCTGACCCTGATATTGAAACGCTTTCAACGCCGCCATCTGCAAGCATTGTGCGTACATTTGCGCTATCTTTATTTGTCACATCAACAGTTTCTTGGTTCATGCTAATTGATGTTGAACGCAAACCTCCGACTGTTGTGTAAGTGTCAGAAGCCGCCGCGCCGCTTGCTGTTGCACCGATTTTTAGTAATAGGGCTGAACCTTTTTGAGCCGCCATGTCTTTTCTCCTTAGTTGTCAAACACTACAGCGCGAAATCTCATAACCCCGTGCCTTGTTATTCCGTCATTCTCCGCCAGCGTTGTTGAAAACTCCTGTCTAACATTCACTAACGATGCACCTGATACACTTATAGCAGTATTATGAAGTAAATCATAGACCGATTTCATAATCGTCTTAATTTCACGTCTGCCCCTGTATTGTGACCATACGTGTATAGTCAGGGTATGCTCTACTGCGTCGAGTGTTTTTGTCCCATCATTTACAGCGGTTTCTTCACCGATCTGCACATAAGGGTAAACTGTATCCTGTGGAATATCATCATAAACTGATATGTTTGCACCTGACAAACCATCAACATTACCATTTAACTTTGTAAATATTGCCTTTTGCAATTCCCAAGAATGTAATGACATTATGCTCCCCTTGCTTTCAAGCGTCTAAATAAAGACTTTATCTTCTGCCTTTTGCTTTCAAGGGCTGGCTGTAAAAATGGTCTAGGTTGCATTTTAGAAGTTCCAAATTCTAAAAATTCGCTATATTCTGCACGGCTTTCAATTTCACAGCCTTTTTTGTCAGCATCTATAACTAAATATATGTTATTTGCTAAATATCCTGTGTCAGAATTAGGTGTTTTTCCATCGGCTGATGCTGTGTGTACTCTATTTGGGTTATATTTTGTATAAGTTCTGCCACTTGACCCATGAGATTGAACCGATTGCTTTGCTTCATTCATAACCATTTGACCGCCAGCCGCTATGATTTGCTTCAGTTGGCTTTCATACTGTTTAAGTATTTTGTCTTCATTTCTAATTCTTGTATTTTTTGTTCTTATGCTCATGTTGGAACTCCTTCTTCACAGGTAAGTTCCATGTATTTAAACTTATTATCGACATTTATGATGCCTTTAATGGCAAAAGTTCTTGTAGCTCTTATGCCATCCCTAGAATAAGTCTGATGAATTCTGTTTTTTGTTGTGAAATCGCTCCTATATCTTATCTTTATAAGGTGCGTTACCACTTCTCTTTGTTGATTATCTCTGCCAAATTCGTTTGTTCTAGCTGTTTTAGGTGTTATTTGTGCAAATACACTGGCAACTTTAGACCAAGCCACAGAACCACCACCGCCACCATCAGATGTTGATGTGTACTTTTGTATCTCTACTCTTGACCTCATTGCGCCTATAGACATTAACCAATTCCTGACCTGATCATTTTATTATATGGGGTAGCTCCGAACCTTGTGACCTTATAAGGATTAATTAAAGTTGGAATAATTGGTGATAATGAAATCTTTCTTCCCTCATCATCGCCTCTATGTTCATACATAAATGACATATACTGCATCATAGCCATTCTAATAGGCTCTGGGACGTTATTGGGCGTTGTTCCATACCCTGCTACAAAAGTTACCTTAATGCCATTAGAGGCTCTAATATCGCTTGGGAATGTTCCATTGTCTCTTAAAACAATTTTACCTACATCGCCATATATATCCACATAGTAATTTGAAGCCGCCCACGTATGTTCAGTGTTGTCATCTTTATAATACTTAACATCTGTTACGCTAACCACTGGGGCTTTTGCTATTTCTATCTCTGAAATATTCTTAATTAAAGATGGGCCAGTTTTCATACCTTCCCAATATGGTTCAGGGGTATTATCAACATATCCATCTAAATGCTGTGCAAAAGTTGTATTAATTAACGCTCTGCCTGTATAGTTTTCAGCCCAAATTCTGGATGCAGTGATATATGAACGAACCTGACTATCATCTATATCATCATCTAACCTAAGTTGTTCACGCGCCTCAATACGGCTGATAGGCTCTATGGTAGGCCCAGTGACTATTTCTAAACCTGACATTTTCCTATCCCTTCAATTACTTACTTTTGCTTTTCTTAGGTTTTGCTGGTGCTTTACCACCTACCCAAGCTTCATTTACATCAGGTGTAGATGGGTCATCACCCTTTAACTTTCCAGATGCAGTTCTAGCTCTAACAGCTTTAGTTTCTGTCGGCCCTGCATTGCCACCAATTTCATGAGCCACACCCATGTCTAAAAAGCCTTTAAAAATTTCTTCTTGCCACTTACCTTGTGAATTATATTCTTTACCAATTTCAAATGTACCTGTTTCAGCACCATCTTCTCTGGTAATTCCAATTGATGATTTAATCATAGTAATTTTCATCTGGGTTCTCCCTTGGGTAAAGAAGGGGGGCGCTAACCCCCCAACAATCATTATGATGTAGCATGCTTCAGAACGCGCATTGCTTCTGCCAATACAACTTCACCACCAACACGACGACGAGCGATATAGCGCACGTTTCCTGTTGAAGCTTGTGAGTATGGGTCACGCAATACAGATAAAGATACACGATCAACAATCATGTAACCCCTTCTGAAGTCACCATAATATACTGATTTTGCACCAGAAGCCGCATCAGCAACATCAGGACACTCAAGGTATGGTGAACCTAAGATTGTGTTTGGCAAACCAGACTGACCAGAGAAACCAGTTTGGAAGATGTACTGACCAGCAGTATCTTTCAATTTGCGGATAACACCTAGCGTATTACGATTTAGCAAGAATGTAGCATTACGTGCATAATCTGTTTTTAAGCCATGAACCAAATCCATTAGGTTATCTGTAGAAATAGCCGCTGAAGCCGCACCAGTAGCTGTGTGTGCTACTGTATTTCCGTTAGAGATACCTGTTGGTTTGTTTGTGCCATTACCAGCAATGAACGCCGCGCCTTCAGCTTTTGCAAACTGTTCAGCAAATTCGATGTTCATTTCAGCTTCTAGGTCAAACACGCTATCTTCAAGCAACTGTGATGAAATATCTACTAAAGCATACATTTCGTGCGTTGGGATAGTGTTCAAAGAAGTTGTGTAGCCAGTTGTCTCTGAACGAGTACCGCTTTCAGCAGTCCAAGCCGCCGCAAAAGATGCAGTTTTGCTTGGTACTTCAATTTCTTTGTTTGAAGTTTGACGAATACGAGCAACAGAACGTACTGGGGAAATCTCTGTGATTACCTTCAATAGTTCTTCAACATATTCAGCAGGGGCTAAGTTACCAGCAGTCGCCGCTGTACCCACTGTTAAAGCTTTAAGCTCCATTGGGTCCATGTGGCTTTCGCCTTTACGCATGAAATTGTCCCATGCTTTCAATGAAAGGTCTACTTCTTTAGCTTCCATCATATTTGCTGGGCGCTTTAAAAGTGTTTCGATTTCATTTAACTTAGCTTCAAAGCCTTCAGCATGTTTTTGCTGTTGCACAAGCTTCTGGTTAACGTTTTCAAAGCGATCAAGATCACCTTCAATTTTCGCTAACTTTTCTTCAGTTAAAGGGTCAGCAGAACCTTTAGCTTCGATTTCCGCAAGACGCTGATCATTGGCTGATTTGAATTCTTCAAATGCCGTTGCCATAGCGTCCACGGCTGTTTTGACTTCTTCTGTCATTTTATATTCCTTCCGTGATTAGGATTTAAGGATGTTTGTAAAGCGGTCTAACGCTTCGAGAACTTTAGGCTGTTCCTCCTTCACAGCATCCCGCTGTTCTAGTGCCTTGGTAACGGCTGATGCCGCCGCCTTTGCCTCATTCCGTGAAAGGTTTCCTACATCCCGTAGAACTTCCTCCCACTCCCGAATGGTGCGATCTGTGCCTTTAACCGCCTGAACCCTTGCGCGAGGGTTCATTGGGAAAGTGACAGCAGAGATTTCCATCAAATCGACGGATTTCAAATAACGACGCTTGCCCTTATCATCATATTCAATACTTTTTGGGTCAACCTTGTAGCCTATAGAAAGCCCGTCTAGCGCTCCCATCTTCATAAGCTCATAAACTTCACGGCCACGCTGTGTACCCATTGCCAAGCGCCCTTTGACCTTCAAACCACGTTTATCCTCAATGATTTCATCAAATACGCCAATCGGCTCATCTTGTTTATGTTGGTAAAGAAGTTTTACGGCTTTAGCGCCTTTTCTTCCAATTGATTTAGCGAATGCACCCTCAACAACAATGTCGTTTCCAAGGTCTTTGTTACCAAATACAGAACCATAACCAGAGAAAACACCTTGTTCTTCCTCATCCTTATCCGTCTTGTATTCAAACGCTACATCTATTTGTTCACTTTTGATTTCATGATCTTCAACTTGGTGGTCAAGATCAACACCGACCTCATCTGTCATTTTTTTGCCCTCGTCAAACTGACTGATACAAACCGCAATCCGCTGATCATTGCCCGTATATTCACTTGTTATCTTGTCATCACCAACACAGCGATCAATAAAGCTTTGTCGATCTTCCCCCAAACTAGGTTTTGGTAATGGCATAGAATACTCCAAATTATTGCCTACAATCTAACACATAACACCATTACGGGTCAAAGGCTAGTTGTGTTGGCTTAAAGTCTATTAGTTTTGAAAGCCAAAGTCTTTCTAATTTTCCCATAATAATACTTTCTATACCCTGCTCTCTATAATCTAATAAAGGAAATAATCTTTGTATTTCTTTAAAATCATCTTTTGTTATATTTTCATCTTTTGCCAATATATCGTTTATTTTATCTAAATTTTTTGCCATTAAATAATTCCTCCAACAATTCTAAAAACTCGGTCGTTACTAAATCATCTTTTCTATTCATTGCGAACAAGCTGAATTGTTCAGCAAACCATTCGTAAGCATCTTGTTCTGCATAGCGTGTTGAAAAGATTTTTTCTCTTTTCTTTTTAAATTTGAACTTACTTAAAAAATACTTTTTTACTTTAGCTTCAGTTGGCCTTCCAACTAAATGCCCGTTTGATGTAATTTGCGCTTTAAGGTATTGATGAATATGATGGCCAAATTCATGATACATTGTAGACCTCATGTGATCTAAACCATTATTAAAATACTTTTCTGATGTGTATGGCTTTGCGCCACCTATAGTATAGTTATCAAATTTTTCATATTTTTCTAAATTACGCCCATTTTTTCTTAAATCTACCCTTCTTTGATTTTTGAGCATAATTTCAGCTTTTATTGCTTCTAATCTGTCAAAAATTTGGGCAGTAGTAAAAATCCCAGCATCTCTATCGTCTAATAGTTTATTTCTTTCGCGGCCAAGAATTATCAATTCATCACTTATACTAACAAGTTCCTTATCTATGATAGAAAGTTTTTTACTAACAATTTTTGGGTCAGTTGGGTCACGCATATCTTTTGCAAATCGAGAAAAATATTCGGGATTAATATTCATTACGCCATCGCCCTGTGACGCTATGGCTTTTCCAGCGCCTAAATTATACCCACGCATCCTTGGTATTTCTAAAAAATCTGAAAAATAATTAAGTTCTGTATTTATAACAGCCATCATTTTTATTACGTCATCTTCTAAATTTTGAAAATTCCCATACATTCTGCCATATTGTGTAGTCTTAACACCTTGATATAATGGCACTGAATTATATCCAACATTCTCAGATGCTTCTTTTAAGTCTTTTCTCAATCTATCATATGCTTCTTTGGGCTTCATGACTGGGAAGCTCTCATTGTTGTAACTGTCTATTACTGGTGATTTGAATGTATTGGTTACTGCATAAGTCTTAAATGGGCTTATGTTGATAGGGTCAACTGGTGCAACAGGTACTGGTGGTACTGGTACAACAGGCGCTACTGGTGTGACAGGTGTTGCATCATCAAACAATGCATCCTCATCTGTGAAATAAATAGCCAAACATCTGCAATTTATGTTGTTACCAGCGCCGCCAGAGCCATCATGTGGATATGACATTTCAACAGTTGCGCCCTTGTATGGCACTAAGAACTTCTCATCTATGCCAACTTCCTGACCATTTGCGGCGCTGTGACCTGTCCTAGTCCTAGCATCAGAGACTGAAACCCATCTTTTGCGTTGAGCTGGTAATGCAAGTTCTCTTGTAGCTGTGTCAGTTGCAAATGAAGCCGCCGCATGTGTTTCTGTTCTGGCAATAGTTACAGCCCTAGACCTACCAATGCTTCCGAATGTTCGTTCTTGTATAAGTTTCCCTATCTTTGATGCACCTAAACCTTCTTTTTCCCCATCGAGTATAGCTTTATTGATAAGTTTACCTGTAGTTTCGGCAATACCAGTTATTTTTGCTCCAGCATTCATGAACGTATAATCAAAAACCAACTGACTGAACCTGTCAGCCTTACGATTTGTGTAAACTCTATCTGCAAATTTCTCGATGATAGCTCTATAGCTGGCTTCAAATACTTTTCTTAAATCATTTTCAAGCGGTATTAGGCTTTGATAAATTTCCCCAGAGCGCATGTATTCGGCTGATGCAGATTTACCAGTGCGCTTGAATATAAGCATCAGGCGGCTTGTCATAGACCTTTCAAACTGCAATCTAAGGCGATTAACCTCTTTGATTTCCTTTGCTATGGAAACTCTAGTCTTGCTGGCTTTGATGAATACTGGAAATGTCATAGCTTTTTATACCATTAATAACTTTTTTGGTCTATTTCTATTATTATGTAAATAAATTGTTGACACTATATTACCTATGCTTTAATACTTATTACATCAAATGTTAATCAAAGGACTTACACAATGTTACATACTGAATATAAAACTTACACTTCAATCATCTCTAAACTTGATGAAGCTTTCGCAAAATTCGATGAGCAATTTCGTAAGGAAGAAATCAAATTCTTTTTTGATGCC